CACCCAAGTAACATCAATCGTTCAGCTATCTGTTGTCTTGAACCTAAATTAAATTCCTTGAACTTAACTTTAGTAAAGGGAACTCCCTTCACATATCCTCTTGCTTTGTTATTAGACTTAGGAATAAACTCTTCTTCTATTTTTAATGGAGGAAAAGTTTTTCTTACAGTCGTAGTCAAGTCATTCATGTCTTCTTGAAACTTAGCTTGTAAACTATAAGCTTCTACTATATCAAGTTTAAATCCTGACTCATGTTGTCTTTGAATTATCTCTGCAACTTTATGTTCTAAATCTATTGACTCACCGAAGTCAGTCATGTTTCTCATTAGAAATTTATATAACTTTTCTGTTAAAGCTACATCATTTCTACAGTAAGTTAACATCTCATCACTAAGATAATCAAATTGTTCAAACTGAATTTTACCTTTACCTCCAAACTTTAATCCCCAATTTTTTAGTGAATGTCCACCTTCTAATATAGGATTAAATAATCTTGAAAGAACTAAGGTATCAGTTATCTTACAATCTTTAAACAAGTCTTTACCAAAAAATTTATTAAGAACAGGTATATCAAAGCCTATGATATTGTGTCCTATAAATTCTTTAGTTTGTTTTGCAAAGTCTTCGAACCTATGAAGATTCTTACCATCAGTAAATTGATAATAAGTTTCTCCATGTTTACAAACAATGCACCATACCTTATCAGCAGTCATCGTTGTTTCAATATCGAAGACTACCTGATTAAAGGTCATCAATTTTTACCTCATTAAGTCTACCAGTATCTGGGTCATATAATAAGTCACAACAAGGACCAGTAGTACCAGAGAATCTATTCTTTAGTACTCTAACTCTTGTTGTATTTCTAATAATAGGGTCATCATTTTGAGCATCTCTTTCTAATCCGATAACCATATCTGATAGTTGTCCAATAGAAGCTGAACCTCTTAACTGTGATAGTGAAGTTGCTGCACCTTCTTCATGTCCTTTACCTTCTGGTCTTCTTAAATGAGATACAACTATCATAGCAATACCTGTTTCTTGTACAAGTGTTCTAAGTCTAGTCATAATTTCATCTAATGCTCTACGTTCATCACCTGAAGATTGGTCTGATACAATGATACTAACATGGTCAATGACAACATACTTACAATCTAAACCTTTAGCTAAGTATCTTACTCTTGAAACTATATTATCAATTGAGTTAGAACCAAAGTGGTCAAACATATAAACTCTACCAGTACCTACTGTTGCATCAAAGTAAGTTTTCATTTCGTCTTTACTAACATGAACATCTGGCAAGTGTAATCTTTGATTAGCTTCAACACTCATCAAACCTTTTGAAGTTATAACTGGTGTCTCCTCTAACATTAACAAACCAATTTTATCTTCAGTTGATTTTATAATGTGATGGACTACCTCTCTCATTACTTGAGTCTTACCTAGTCCAGACCCTGCTGTAAAGGTAACTAACTCTGAAGGTCTTAGTCCATAAGTAATTTTATTTAAACCTTCAAATGGATACTGAACAAATGATTTAGTAATTGGTTTTAGTACAGCATCTAATAATGTATTAGCATTTATAATTCCATCTGGTGCAAATACTTTAGCATCCCAAAATGTTTTATTATATATTTGTATTTTATTTTTTGTTAAACAATCTGAAGCATCTTTTAATCCTTCAGGTAGATACATAATTTTACATTTGCCTGGACTAAATAGTTCAGCTACTTTTAATGCACCCTCTATCCCATGTTTATCATTATCAAAATTTAAAATGATATTATCAAAGCTAGTTTCTAACCATTCTAAACTTGATTTAATATCTTTAACTGCTGAAGTAATACCATTCTTAATACTAACTACTGGTGTTTCATACCTGTCAGTCTTAAACATTTGATAAGCTGATAAACAATCTAACTCACCTTCAGTAATGATAACGTATTTATTTCTTTTAAACAAATGTTCACCAAATAGTCCAGAGTTTTTAGTATTACCTTGAAGACTAAATTCTTTTAGCTTAGTGTATCTTGTTTTGGTTGCAACTTTTGCACCTTGTTTGTCATGATAAGGATAGTAGTGATGAGTAATTGTACCCATGCTATCCATCTTAACTGAAACGCCATATCGTTTACAGCTATCTTCTTTTATATTTCTATCTATAATTTCTGCATAGTTAGATTCTTTTAAGTAATCTTTTACTTCGTATTCATTCGCACCATTCGTTGTGCCTTCTGTAATTTCCATATCGTATTCCCTTATATATTGTTGACATGAAAAACAATAAGCTGAATTATCTGCATTGACAGATACTGCATCACTACTTGAACATAGTGGACAGGGTAAATGAAATTTTACAAATCCATTTTTATTTATTTCTTCCATAGTCGCCCTTTGTAATTGTTGTTTGCATAAAAAAGGAGAGCCAGTTTTTGCCGACTCTCCCCAGGAGATAAGTATAATGAAACTGCCATTAGACTTATGGCTAGTTGTACTAGAAGTCTTCTTTAATATCAACACCAGATTCTGTTGGTGTGATTATATCAAAGTCTTCTTTAGGTGTGTACTCTACTAGATTCTTAACTTGGACTGCTTGTAAATCTAAACCTTTACCAGTCTTACCTTTGTAATTCCAGTCATAAGATTTATACATTACTACAACCTTAGAACCATTACCAACTATTTTATCTAGTGGTTGTTTCTGTCCATCAACAATTGATGGTGGTTGATTCTTGTCACCATTTGCTTTAGAAACTTTTCTTTTAAACTTAACAACATTCTTAATAGTGTTGCCATCGATAACTGTTTCTCCTAAAGCAATACCTTCTTTAGCTAGGTCTGCTGCTGTGTTGTCATCAACTGCTAAGTCAATTCTCCACATTGGTTCGAACTTTTCATTGGGTCTTATTAAAGAAGCCCAATACGCTGTGCCTTCTACTTGTGCCATTTTTTATACCTCATTGTATTTGTTAATTTATTTGACATGAATAATCTTTATCATAATTAATCATCCTTGTCAACTATTTCTTCATCTTTTTTTTCTAAGATTTCATCTATCTTTTTATTAATAGTTCTCTTGATAGTTTCTTTCTTAGACAGCTTCTCTTGTAGTTCAGCAATCTTAGAACCTAAGGATTGAACATCAGAGTTTGCTTGTTCTAATTGTATTAGAATTTTTTTAATCTTACTATCTTTTACTGCAACTAATTCAACTGCATCTTTTTTTTCTTTAGTTAATTCAGCTATAGTAAGTTTGTATTCTGCTAATAAATCTTTACTACTCATAATTATATTTTTATACAGTCTTCACTAAACAATTCTTTTAGTGGAAGTACCACACATTTACTTGCTCTATAATCTCCTATGTTTTTAGTGTGTGTTTTTTTATATTTCTTTACAATTTTTTTTAGTCTTGATACTCTGAACACTAACATACAATGTTCATTCTTATCTAACTCTAAAATATGAAACCACCATTTAGCTTCAGTCTTATCTATACCAGATGGCTTACCTCTATACTCATATTCAAGTGCAATGTTTCCAGTTTTTCTCCACCAGTTTCTTTCAGTTTTTATTTCTACCTGTTCTTTACCAAGTAAATTTGCTACTCTCTTCTCTCTTATCTGTCCATATTTTAAGTCTATATCAAACTTAGAATTGTTATTTAGTTTCATTAATATTCCTCTGTAAAAGTACACAAGTATTCTAATAAAAATTTATTTAAGTTCTTACCTTTAAATAATTTCTTACCATTCTTTTCCACAATCTTAGTGTAAATTTTTAATACAAAATAAGGTTGAAGATTAGCATAGTCACATACTAGGTTAAAGTCTTTGTTGTCTGTATTAAACCAAAGATGTCCTTGTTTAATAATCTCAAGCCTTCCTGTACCCCAGTCATGAATATCAATATCCAATGCATCAAGTATAGTTCTAACTATAACAGACCTCCATAGAATTATCTCTGGTGTTAGATTAAAATTTCTATTACCAAAGGCAGGGTTTCTAAAAGAGTCTTGTTTAATTATCCCACTCATTATTCTTTATCCACTTCTTTAAAAGAAACAGACTTTGATTTTTTATTGTGTGCTTTCTTAATTTTATCTTTGTATTCTTTTTCTGTTATCTCTTCTATCGTACTTCTTGTTTCTTTTACTTCTCTCGTAATGATGTTAGCATTATCAGAGAATATAATTTTCGTTTGTATTTTCTTTTCGTTGGTCACATCATCAAAGTAATCTTCTACTGTTAACTTCATATCAATGTATGTCTTTTTTAAAATAAACTTAGTCACCTTATATCTCCTTTGTAATTTCTATTGACCTTGCCTTATGAGGATTCCTTTTAATATAACCTTTATATTCTAAGTAGCCTAACATTTGAAATGCTTGTGCTTTACTTTTCATTTTCATAAATAAAAGTATCTCATCAAATGAAGGCATTATTTTATTCTTTTTAAAATAAACTTTAAGAAAATT